CAGTTTCGTGTCGAGGGCGAGGACCGGGGTCGACTGGGGAGAGTCCTGGAAGAGGCACCACTTCCCCTGGTACATGTTGACCGAGCCCTCGCAGCACATCGTGATCTGCTGCAGGATCTGGTCCCCCGTCGTCTGGGCCGAGAACGCGCCGTTCACCTGGAAGCGGGGCAGCCCGTTCACCGTCGTGTCGCAGTACGCCGCTGCGAAGGCGAACGAGACGTCGTTCACCATCGAGTTCGGGACGCCCATCCCGCGCACCGGCTCCGTGAGGTAGTCCCGGACGCACAGCGCGGCGTTCGCGCTGTATGCCCACGTCGTCGAGTCGTTCGCGCGCTGGGTCCCACTCCCGGCCGCGACGACGTTCCCGAGCCACGTGCCGCCGGCGAACGTCGAGTCGAGGCGCGGGTCGTACACAAGCGCCCCGTGGACCTCGAACTTCACCGACGAGATCCCGCTTGCCATGTACCGCTGCCACTGCGGGTTCCACGGATTCGAGTCGTCCTGCACGTGAAGCCGCGCCCACGCGACGCCCGGGAGCCGCGTTGCAGCGCCGCCCCAGAGGTACGCATACGCGGCGAGCTGGCCGTCCACGGACTGCGCGTACGCCCCGAGGTACGTGGCCCACGACCACGCCGAGCTGCCCATACCGCCCGTGTACTCGCTGTCGTTGATGAAGACCCGATCGAACGACGAGATCGGGCCTGCGCACGCGGCCACAAACCAGTCCTGGTTCCCCGGGTTCGTTCCGTTCTGGTAGAAGATCGACCCAGCGACGCGCGCCACGCCGTACACGACCGGGAGACACCCGTTCGTCACGACGCTCGAGATGACGCCCGGCGTGTTCGGCGAGGAGGCTTTATTCACGGGCCCCGGGGCCGGCGTCGGATTACGAGGGAGGACCGGCACCCCGGGAGAAGGCGTGATCGGGCGATGGCGTAGCGGTAGCGGCGTCGGATTCGGGTTGATCGTGACAGGCTGGTGACTTGCTGGTGGTGGCGGCAGGACTGGCGGCACGATCGGTGGGGGCACGACCGGCGGTGGCACCACGACCGGAGGAGGCGCGACCGGCGGAGGGCTGACCGGTGACTGGCCCCCCCCCCCGGGGGCACCGCTGGGAGGCCCGCCAGGGATGCCAGGAGGACCCGTCCCAGCATCGTAGAACGGATCGCCGGTCTGCGTGCCGCCCGCGCCACCCCCCTCGTCGGGCTCCAGCGGTCCGATCGGGTTGTAGTGCGGCATCAGCGGACTTCCGTGATCCCGATGCCCGTCGACGTGAGGAGCGCCATCAGGCTCTGGTAGCTCATCACGTCCACGTCAAAGATCGCGTTGACGGCCCGGAGCCCTGTGGCCTGCCACGTGTAGACGTGCCCCGGGGTGACGTTCATCTTCACCTGGTCACGGCCGTCCGTTCCCGTCCCGCTCAGGAAGTAGAACTTCCCAGCCGTCGGCGGGTTGTTCACCAGATCCTGCGTGACGGCCGCGCCGTTGTCGTACAGCGTGAAGGCGACGCTGGCGAACATCGGGACGTCGAAGACCTGGTTCGACGTCGTCGCGGTCGCCGTGTACGCGTAGAGCGCCGGCCACGCGATGCCCCCGACGTCGTACCCGTTGAAGTCCTTGAACGTGAAGGGGAGATACATCCCCTGCTGCTGCACGAAGAACGCGTAAATCCCAGCGAAGCTCGGCCACAGCGCGACCTCGTACTGAAGCTTCGCCGAGAAAAGCGGGTAGCTCCGCGCCGGGCGACGCGAGCTCGCGCCGCTCTCGAAGACTCCGGACGTGATCGTCAGGAACGCGTCGCTCGTGGCGTATGGGATCTTCGGTACGGGCGTCGTTGGATACACAGCCACGTTTACACCTGCAGGCTCGGCAGCATCGGGAAGCCGCCGTAGTTATCTCGATTTCCGTTCGTGGGGGAGCCCGAGCGCTTCGTGGGCATCGAGCAGCTCGTGATCGTCCGGTCACACGTCGTGTCCGTGCCCGTCGACTGGCAGGCCAAGCCCTTGAAGTCGAGCTGGCACTTCTGCGTGACCATCCGGCGCGGGAACGTCTTGGCCGAGAAGTCCACCGGAGGCGCGAGGAGGAGCGTCGCGATCGCCGTGGCGCCCGAGCCGTTGTTTATCGTCAGCGTGTCGAGGCGCCGCTCGATGAGCTGCGTCGAGTCGTCCGGAATCGCATGCATTGCGGCGGTCGGATCGAACCACGCCTCCCACACGTGCACGGGCGTGCCGGTCGGGTTCGTCGTGTAGAACAGCGCGGCCGAGAGGACGTTGTCGCCGTTCGCGATTTCGATCGTCTCGCCGGCCTGGTTATTCTTCGTCGTGGTGAGCCCGTTCACGCGGAAGCCCTTCACAAGCCACGTGGCGGCCGGCGCGCAGTCCGAACGCGCGGGTGCGCCCGTCACAAGCGGAATATCGCTGTTCGTCCAGTAGACCGTCCCGCTCGGGAAGTCGATCTTCAGGAGCAGGAACGTCTTGATCGTCTTGTCGCCGAAGTGGGCGGAAATGAGATAGCTCATCGTCCCGTCCCCGCAGAGAGGAGCGACGGGTCCCGCTGGAGCATCTTGATCACCGCGGCCGGGATGCTTCCGTCGTCAATGCTCGTGAGAAACGCGTCCGCCCGCCCGGCGGCGGCAGCCAGCGCGGCGGTCAGCTTCGTGGTGGCCGTCGTCGCATCGTTCGTCGCCACGGTGTTTGCAGTCGTCGCGGTGGAGTTGGCCGTCGTCGAGGCCGTCACGGCCGCCACCGCCGGCGTGAGGTTCGTGAAGAGCGTCTCGGCCTGGGTGAGAGCCTGGGTTACCGCGGCGTTCTGAGACGTGGCCGCCGCCGCGAACTGGTTGATCTCCTGCGTGGCGAGGCTCTGGGCTTGGGCGAGGACCTGGTTAATCCACGTCTGCATGGCTGTCGTCTTGTTCCCGCTCCAGAGCGCGCTCGTGTCGGCCTCGATCTGGTTCATCAGGGTCTTGACCTGATCCTCGGTCTTCGCCCCGGCGAGCTGGCTCATGAGCGTGCCGAGCTCGCTCTCGTAGAACGAGGTCTGCTGGCCCGGCGTCATCAGGTCAAGGCTCATCTGGCGCGACTGGCCGGCCACGGACGCGTTGATCGACTGCTGCAGGTCGTAGAGCTGCTTGAGGTACGCGAGCTGGCTCTGCTGGAACTGCTGCCCGAGGGAGACGAGCTCCTGAGCCTTCGCGATCTGGGCGTCGCCCGTGTAGAGGCTGAGCTGCTGCGCGAGCGTGACGAGGTTCCCAGCGCCAGTCGAGAAGGTCGACGCCGTCGACGTGTTCGCCGCATCGGCGAAGCTCTGGAACGTCTGCCCGGGCGTCATCGAGAGGTCCTTGATGAGCCCGTTGAAGCCCACCACGACGCCCACGAGGTTCGTCAGGTACTTGCCGAAGGCGTCGGCGCTCTCGAGGTCGATCTGGCCCGCGATGTTCGAGATCGCCTTCATCGTGAAGCCGAGCCCCGTGAGCATCTGGACCATCGGCGCCGACGAGTCGGTCACGCCGCTCCAGTTGGACGCTCCCTGGATCCCCGCGACGTCCTTCGGGCCAGTCCGCTGTTGCCCGAAGAGGACGTGCATCAGCTCGCTCGGCTCGATCTGGGTGAGGAGCGTCTGATAATCAGCCTGCATGTCCGCGTCAGAACCAGCGTGGATCGAGTAGCCGCCGGCGCCGTGTAGCCCGATATACGACTGCACCGACTTCCCAAAGTCCTGCTGCTGGGACGCGCTCGCGCCCGTCGTCGCATAGAGACCGAGCGCCCCGGCGGCCACGTTGTTCGCCACTTGGAGCATCGCGAAGCCTGCGGCGTTATTGTCCGACGGGGTAATGAACTCGCTCATTTCCGTGTTGGACGACGCAAGCGCCCCGATCAGGCCGCCGATGATCGCGCCGATGATGGTGCCGACGATCGGGGCGACGGAGCCGACCGCTGCGCCCGAGAGCGCCCCGGCAGCCACGCCTCCCACGACGCCCCCGATGGTGGCGCCCGTGCTGAAGCCCGGCGCCCCGGACATCGAGCCGATGCCGTAGCCGAGCCCGGCGCCGACGAGGCCGTTCCCCGCCATGCCGCCGAGTGAGTCGCCTGCGGACGCGCCGCTGAAGTCGAGCTTCCCCGTGATCGGGTTCTGCTTGATGCCCGTCACGGTCAGGATCCAGCGCTGAAGGATCCCCGTAAACACGTCCGAGAGCGTCTTGAGGATGCTGTCGCCGAACGTCTTGAAAACGGTCGCAAGGTCGTGGACCTTCCCGGACAGGACGTCGTAGAACCCCGACGAGAACGCGGTCCCGATGGAGTCCCACACGCTCACCATGAACGTCGAGATCGACTGCCCGACCGTTTGCACCTTCGAGTAGATCGTCAGCCACGCGGCGTTGACGCCCTGGGCCATCGTGACGGCCGTCGCGGTCGCGTGCGTGGCCGCCTCGCCCCAGTATTTCTGCGTGGCGACGACGAGGTTCTCGCCGTTCCTAACAGCGAGCGCGATCATGTCGTTCGCCCATGCCTGCCAGTCGCCTCGCTGCTCGTCGAGGATCGTGAGTTTCTGCAGGCGTGCGTTCTCGATGATTGTGCGCTTCTTGTCCTCGTACAGCTGGACGAGAGCGAGCGCCTGGTCCTCGCTCGTGACGTTCGCAGCGGCGAGCTCGGTGAGGTCGGCGAGCTCCTGAAGCTTCGCCTGCTTCGACGCCTCGATCTGGGCGTCCTTGTTGTCGCTTGCGAGCTTCCCGATTTTCACGTACGCGTCCGCGTACTTCTTTTGCGCGTCGGTGAGGTCCTTCTGGAGCTCGCCACCGTAGGCGTTCTGCTCTTTCGTCCGGAGCGCCGTGAGCGCGTCGCCCTCGGCCGTGTGCGCCAGGCCGAGCTTCCCGAGCGCGCGGATTGCGTCGTCGATTCGCGTGTTCATCGCGATGAAGGTGGCGTCCGTCTTTGCCACCGCCTCGCTGTAGCCCGTGAGCCCCGACGTCTTGCCCAGGTCCTCGTTCAGCTTCGTGATCAGGTCCCGTGCCTTCTGCAGCGCATCGAGCTGTGACTGGGAGAGCGGCGGCGCGCCACCGAGGAGGCCGCCCGCGCCCGGCGTCGTCGACATGACCGGGTCGGTAAGGGACTTCTTGTAGGCGTTGAGCGTTGCGAGGGCCCTACCCGTCGCGCCGTCGTTCTGCTCCCACCCCTTCGTGATCCCCTGGGCGAACTTGTTGTTCTCGGCGGTCACGTCCGCGTACGCCTCGGAGAGGTCTCCGAGATAGCCCGCGACGCCGTCCATGCCGAGCACGCCCGCGATCTTCGAGGCCACGCCGATGACGCCCGAGATGAGCGAATTGAGAATGCCGAGAACGGCGTCGATCGGGTGCTTCAGGAGCTCGATCCCGGGGATGAGGAGCCCCATCGTCTCGTGCCAGATGTTCACGAGCAAGATCCCTAGGTCCACGAAGGAATTCGTGAGAAGGGCGGAGAACGACATGCCCGCCGCGCTCGCGGCGGTGTCGCCGATACCCCGAATGATGTTCCACCCAGACGTGACGACGGTCCCGATAACCGTGAAGGCGGAGAGAAATGCCGCCTGGAGCGGCTTGACGATGGAGTCGTTCAGCTCCGCGCCGCCCGGCGTCATCGTCACGAGCGCGTCCCGCACCGTCTTGGCGCCGTCCGTGATCATGCGGAAGGTCGGTTCGAAGGCCTCCTTGATGATCTCCTCGGCGCCCTTCTTAATGTCGCCCGTGACGCCGGTCCAACCCTGCTTGAGGGTGCTGACGCCCACGTTCGCGGCCGTGAGGTAGCCCCCGAGCTTGTCGATCAGCTCGCCGCTCTGCCTCCAGCTCTGGATTTGCTCGGGCGTAATCCCGAGGTTCCGGATCATCTGGCCGAACTCGGAGCGGCCGAGGACCTGTCCGGTCGTGATCATGCGCGAGAGCTCGCCGGCCAGCTGGTCGTAGGACTGGCCCGTGATATCCGCGAACTTCGCCACGCTCGTTGTGAAACCGACCATCTGCTGCGTCGACGTCGCGCCGCTCGTCACCATCACGGGGAGCAGGCGCTGGTACATGCCGAAGAGCTGCTCGGACGTCCCCATGACGGAGAACTGCGCCTTCTCGAGCTGCTCGGTCGCCTCACGCGCCATAGCGAGCGCTCCCGCGCTTCCCGTCGTGACCCCCGTCCACTTCTCGAAGACGCCGAGCATCGTGCTCGTGCGCACGATCATCCCGTCGAAGGTGGCGTTCGCCTCGATGCCGGTTTTCACGAACTCGACGAAGCCCAGCCCGAGCCCCACGAGCGCGCCCAGCCGCTCCACCTTGGAATACAAGGTGTCGATCGAGGCGCCGATCGTGCCCATCACGCCGGAGACGTTGTCCTCGGCGGTCAGCGAGATCGATGGGTTGAAGACGTCGTCGCTCATCGTGCGGGTGCTTCCTTCTTCTTCGCCTCTTCGGCTACGAACTGGAGCCGGGCGCACTCGACGCGCTGGAGGAGCCTCAACGTCTGCTCCTCGAGCGGAATGCCGAGCGCCCGCCCGACCTCCGCCACGCCCGCGTAATTGAGCCCCACGGGCCCCACAGCCCCGAACTGCCACTGGGTCTGGGAGAAGCTCCAGAGCCGCCAGATCTCGGCCGCGCGCGGCGAGAGGCGGGGTGGAGCGGGGCGAGCATCAAACGAGCAGGTGTCGGTGCCCGTCTTGTCACAGACGTCGCGGCCGAACTTCTGGAAGCCCAGCCACCGGCACCGTTTGCACTCGTTCTCATCTCTCCTCGCTCTTTCCCATCCGTCGAGCGCGACCGCGATCAGTTTCCCGAGTCGGCCTCGAATTCCTTGTCCTCGCCCGCGGCGAGCGCTTCGGCCTGCGTGACGATCCAGCCCACGACCTTCGCGCGCGTCGCGATGAGGTCCTCGCGCTCCTTCTTCACCGTCGGGTTCAGGACCCCACCGTCGTTGCGCTGCCAGTCGTGGAGGACCGTGCGCGCGATCGTCTGCTGGAACTCCAGCCCCTCGCGGAGCGTGAGCTTCCCGGGGACGATCTCGATGCCCTTGTCCTTCAGCTCGCGCAGGACCGCGGTGAGCTTGTCGGGCCCGAAGGGGTAGATCGTGAACTTGTCGCCGTTCGGTGCGTCGAGGGTCTTCGGGGGAAGGGGCACAGGTCCTCCGTGGCCTCCGCAGAGGCTGTTGCGTAGCGTTTACAGGTAGCTGGCGGCGGGCTGGTCGTTGATCGTGATCGTGCGGAGAGAGGTCTGGTTCGTCGTGTCGTACGCGGCGCGGAACTGGACGTCGACGTCGACGTTCCCGCCGTCCTTGATGACGGGCCCCGTCTTCTGGATGAAGAGGCGGTCGAGGTCGCACTCGAACGAGCCCGCGCCCATCGTCCACTTCAGGCCGAAGGACGTCGCCGTGCCGGCCGTGATCACAGCGAGGACCGCGATGTTGTCCAGCGTGAGCGTGAGCGAGCCCGTGATCTGGGCGAAGGTGTTCGGGACGGCCGAGCCGCGCGTGGCCGCGCCACCGACGCGGTAGTCCGTTCCGTCGAGGTTGAAGTTCGCCTGGATGGAGCCCTTCTTGATGTAGCCGACCGCCGAGCCGCCGAGCTTGACGTCGGCCGCGGCGAGCTGCGTGTAGTCCATCGGGACGCCCAGGGCGCGCCAGTCGGTGGGCGCCGAGGCGTTGTACGGCGTCGTGTTGGCCTGCACGTCCGACCCCATCATGTCGAGGGTCCACGGCGTGCCGCCCGTCGCGTCGATCGGGATCGTGATCTGGTTGATGCGCATCCCGACGCCGCGCTGGTAGCGGAGACTGCCGGCGACGTTGAACTGCTGCTCGATGACGAACGAGAGCGGTGTCAGGGCGCCGAGCTTGGCCGTGTGGGTGTACGGGCCCGCGCCCGTCACGACGTTCTGGATCGAGCCGCCCACGACGGCCTTCATGAACGCCGCGATCATCTGCTGGTTCGGAATGCAGACGAGCTGCCCGGCGGCCGACTTCTTCCCGTTGAACGGGTCGGCCGCGTTGTAGTCCCCGCGCAGCGTGTTGTTTGCCAGCAGCTCCTGGGCGGGCGTGAGCGTGCAGCTCACGACGGCGATCTGCTTGGGCGCGAGAACGCCGAGCGCGGCCGTCGCGACCCCCGAGGAGCCGCCGCCGGCCGTCAGGACGGGCGTCGGAGCCGAGGCGTACCCGGCGCCGGCGTCGATGATGTCGATGCGGGAGATCGCGCCGGCCGTGGCGTAGCCGACTCCGGTGGCCGCGCGCGTGGGCGTGCCGCCGGTGAACGTCACGGGGAAGACGTTCGAGTAGCCGGACCCCGGCGTCGTGACGGTGGTCGTGCCGACGCTCTGGATTTTGCTCACGCAGGCCCATCCGCCCTGCGGCTCGAAGTCCATGATTACGGGGGTTAGGGCTCCAATTGCGGGGTCACCCATGGCAGGCTCCTTTCAGTTCCCGAGCATCAGCTCGATGTTGTAGTTCGCGGCGGCGACGATGAAGCTCTCCGGGTGCTGGTCCGCATAGACCTCAGAGATGCAGCGATAGAGACCCGTCGGAGCCTGCGTGCCTCCGATGACCAAGGGCAGCCCTGACGGCTGCTTGAAGTGGAGGGCGTCCCGGATCGCCTCGAGGATCGTCTGCACGGCCGGGCGCGCGTCCACGCGGCCGCGGAGGCTCTGGGCGGCGACCGCGATCTGGAACTTGATCAGCGCCTTGAACTGCGGCGCGTTCACGCCGCGCGCGGGCCTGAGGTACTCAGTCCCCGTGTGGATGATCCCCGCCGCGGGCTTCTGGATCCCCTGGCGGAAAACGACGTCCGTCGCGCTCATGGACTTCGCCACCGTGACGAGCCCGCCAGCGCCCGCGATCTTCGTGGCGATGTCCGTCTCGAGCGCCGCGTAGAGTCCGGCGTCGCTCACAGGCTCACCTGGTTCGGGTCACGGGCGAAGACCATCGTCTTCCAGCGCGCAGAGATCTTCGCGAGGACGGCGCGCGTCCAGAAGAGGAAGGTGCGGGCGGGTATCCGCATCGAACCGTCCTTGTTGAACGTTCTCGTCGAGCCGTACTGGTGGACCGCGGGGTACGGGTATCCCGAGGCCGAGCGCAGCGGCGTCCCGATCGTGAGGGCCTCGGCCGACGCACTGAACGTGATCGAGTCCCGCATCCGGCCGGTGTTCTGGAGCGGCGTGGCGCGGGCAAGCGCGCCCCGCTTGCGCTTGGCCTTCAGCGGCGGCCACTCACCGACGGGCGAACCGTCCACCGCGCCCTTCGCGCGGAAGACGCTCGGGATGAACGAGAGCGTCATGATTCGGCCGGCCTCTGCGTAGAGAGCCTGCTTATCCTTGGCCTTCGCGGAGACACCCTTCACGTAGGCTTTGAAAGGGTTCATCCCGTCCATGCGCACGCCCCAGCCTTCGCTCACGGCAGCGTCACCGAGCCGTCGTCGTTGATGAACGGTGAGTCGTACATGCTCCCCGTGGCGGACTCGGAGAGAACCTGTGCCGCGGCGCCAGGGAGCGCGGCCTTTCCCGCCTGGATCATCTCGAGGAAACGCTGCGTGTCCTTCGAGTTGTCATCGAAGCTCTTGTACTGCTCGAGCATCAGGCGGTCCTGGAAGAGGTTCGCGATCGAAAGCCAGCAGGCGTGGGGAACGAGCACCGCGAGCACCGTCGGGTTCGTGACCGGGACGACGTAGCGCCCGATGAGGTACGAGTCGATCCACGTCGACGCATAGGCCGCCGCCTGCGTGAGCGTCGCGTCCGTGGGCGTCGTCCCGCTCGGCGCCGTGAGCTGCGCCAGGAGCGTGTTGTCGAGGACGTTCTTGATGTCCGTCGCCGTGCAGTAAGGCATCAGGCGTCCCTCCTCACGGTGTGCGCGTGGATCTGGAGGTGGAGGTGGGGCCCGTCCCCGTGCGGCGCCGAATACGCAACCGGGAGCGACGGCCGCTCGGGGTCGTAGGCCCAGCCCTTGTTCACGTACGCCGTGAGCGCGTCGATCCAGTCCTGCTCGGCCGTGCGCGTCCTCACGTCGACAGCGCGCCACACGCAGTGAATCGTCGTCTTGGCCTCGGCCACGACGTTCTCCTCGTATGTGCGGAAGATCGACGTCAGGCACAGGAGCCATCCCCACGTCACGAACGCGTAGTTCGCGGCGTCCATGACGATCGCCTTCATCCCGTCCGAAAGGCGCGGGTCGTCCCACTCCTGCTGCTGGCGGAGCGAGGCGAAGGTGAGGGGGAGGCCCGTCTCGCTCACGAGCGGTCCGCCGTTTCGTGGTTCGAGATCGCACCGCCGCGCCGGAGTTCAACGATCAGCCCGCGGAGGTCGAGCCGAAGGTTGAGGATCGTTTCATTCAGCCGCGCCTGCTCGAGGCTCCACTCGACGCGCGAGATCAGCATCGGGTGCGCCTTGACGTCGTCGCGCGTGTGCTCCGCGAGAACCTTCCGCGCGGCCGGGTCAGCGACCCATCGGGAGATTCCGGCGAAGACGGCCATGAACGCGAGCGCGCCGCCGCCGAACATCGCGACGTTGTGTTCCTGAAACTCGGCGATCGTGCCCGCAGTCCCTTGCGCGAGAACCACGACGGTCCAGCCGATGAGCATTCCGGCGACGGTGAGGAACCGCGCGGCTCGGCCCGTGGTCGCGCGGTAGAAGCGCGAGGCGAGAGAGCGCTGCGTCATGGCCGGATCACCGAGTTCTTCGTGATGCGCCGCCACGTCAGGTAGAGCCCGAGCGCGAAGATCACGACGTGGTGGCTCTTCCCGTCGAGGTTGACGAGGGGAAGGATCTGCTCTGCCGACCAGTCGAGAAGCGGGAGCCCGACCGCCGTCAGCCAGACGGTCCAGCTCTGCCACCACTTCTTCGTGTTGACGGCGACGACAGGCGCGTTCGGCGTCGGTCCATCCGGCGTCGCGGACGGAACCCGCAGCAGCGTCCCCGATGGGACGCTCGCGGTATTGCCGACCGGCGACACGCCTTCGCTGACGCGTCGTTCGATCGGCTGCAGGCCCACGTCGACCGGCTGCATCGGCGTCAGCTCGCGACCTGCGTCCGGATCTTGTCGACGAGCTTGAAGGTGTCGAGGACGGGGCTGTCGTCCGCGAAGCCCGCGAGCTTCGCATAGTCCGTCGCCGTCCGCTGGGCCTTCGGCGGGAGCGCCGCGAGCGCGGCCTCGATCGCGTCCACCATCGCGAACGTGCCGTAGCCCGGCGAGCCGGGCGGGAGGCCCGCGGCCACGGCGTAGTCCACCGCCTTGCACTGCGCCTGCGGCGGGAGCGCGGCCACGCGCTGTTCGATCTTCATCCCGATCGCCATGAGGTCGGGGACGTCGGAGAGCAGCTCGGATCCGGTGAGAGGCATGGTCACTCCTTGGGAAGCCCCGGCTCGGGGGCGGGTTTCTCGAGGGAGTCGTGGGTGAGGTTCGCGGCGATCTGGGCGTTCGCCTTCTCGGCGAGGGACTGCCAGAACGCGAGGCCGGCCGTCCCCGCCTTCGCGAGGTCATCCACGAGCGCGAGGATCGCTTCAGGCGTCACGGGAGTAGCCCCTCCATGGCCTTCTTCGCGGCCTTCTCGTCGGCCACGAGCGCGGCGTCGTGGAGCGGCGTCGGGCCCGTGCGCGCCTTCAAGGGCTTCGGCGCATCCCAGTCAATGAAGTCGCGCCGGCGGATGTCCGTCAGCCACGTGTTCAGGACCTTCTGCGCGGCCGCGCACGGCGCCGGCGGGCTCGCCACCCGACACGCGTCCTCGTACCGGGCCTCGAGGAAGTCGCGGTCGTTCTGGGACCGCGCGACAGCGTTCGCATTCCTGACCGCGGCGCTCGTGCACCCGATGAGCAGAAAGACAGCCAATGCGGCCGCCGCCCGCTTGAGCGGGTACGGGAGAAAAAACGCCGGGCCGTCCCCCGGGAGGTATCGGGGCGTCCGTGCCGCGGAGACGACGGCCCGGCGGAAGTGGAGCTGGTTCGCGGAGAGAGACATCTAGGGCTCGACCTCTCCCGCGGCGCCGATGACGCTTTTCGCGGGCACGAGCTCTTCGATGACGCCCTGCCGGAGAAGTTCTGGGACGAACGACGCGATGAGACCCACATTGATCCGGTCGCCCGGCTCGAAGGTCTGGTTCGCGACGCTGATCTGGACCTTGACGACGTATTCCATGGGCTCCTCGTGGAAAAAGCGGGGGGCTCACAACCCCCCGACCGGTAGGTCTTAGAAGGCGGCCGTCGCGTTCTTCCAGAGGTAGCCGGCGGACTTGTTGAGCTGGATCGTCTTCCACGCGTGCGAGAACTTCTGGACGTTCGCGCCGCGCACGCCGGGCCGCTCCTCGCGGTACGTGTAGAAGTACGGGAACGCTTCGGTGGTGAGGTTCATCATGAAGCGCTGGGTGAGGATCGAGTCGGTCGGTGCGGCCAGGAGGCCGGCGTCCTGCAGCCACAGGTCGGTGCGCGCACCCGACGAGAGCGCGCCCGCGCCGCCCACGACGATGTTGCAGCCGAGGAGGCCGGTGAGCGTGTCGAGCGACGCGATGCCGCCCGGCGCGCTCTTGGCACCGAGGCCCGCGTACTGGATCGCGCTCTTGACGTCCGGGTGCGTGATGAGGGCCGCGATGACATCGGGGCCGCACCAGAAGTTGAACTGCTGGGCGCCGACCGCCTTGCGCAGCTTCGACTGCTTCTGGCGCACCTCGTCGATCGGGTGACCGGTGTAGTCGGCCTGCGTGTGGTACGACCACTGCGCGTTGCCCGAGAGCGTCGTGTAGAAGCCCGACGTGTACGAGCCCGTGCCGGCCGTCCCGAGAATCGTCTGGAACGCCGACTCCTTCTCGTTGCGAATCTGGGCTTCCTGAACGACGGCCAGCTCCGTGTCGAAGCTGAAGGGCAGCGTGGACGCCGCCTTGGCCTCGAGGTCGTCGACGACGGTCTCGTTCGCGTGCAGGTCGATGCGGACCGTGTTCCACGTGATCTTGATGTCGAGCCGCTTCGGGTTCCCCTGGAAGCCGACCAGCGTGTTCAGCTGGTCGTACATCTCGAGGCCGCCCGAGGGGTAGTCGGCCTTCAGGTCGACGCCGCCGATGAACGCCGGGAAGAGCGTGTCGACGATGTAGCCGCCCTGCGTGTAGCCGAGCGCCATCGGGAGGACCGTCTTCGACCCGGGCTGGAAGTCCGTGACCGGACCGAAGCGCTCGGCGTACTCGTTCGACGAGAGCTTCTCCTTCAGGCGCTTGTGGATGAACTTGCCGAGGCCGGGGTCGACCTCCGTGAACCTCGAGGTGCTCTTCTTGAAGCGCTTGCCGTGCTGGGCGAAGCGCTGGCGCGCGCTCTCGAGGAGAGCGTCGGGGACGTTGCCGACCTCGGCGGAACGGATGTTTTCGTTCATGTGCTGCTCCTTACAGCCCCGGCGTCCACAGGAAGCGGATGCCGCTGCCCGACGCAGCCGAGAAGGCCTGGCCGATCGTGTTGAGCGTCTTGGTGGTGACCGTCGCCTCGGGGGCGATCTGGCCGGAGGCCGCCGACTTGATGAAGTCGCCGACGTTGATCGCCGCCGACGCCGTGCCCTCGCAGAGGGCCGCGAAGATCGGGTAGATGGTCATGGCCGCGCCGGGCGCGTAGTCGTCGACCACGTAACCGATCGCGACGCCGCCGACGCCACAGACGACGATCGTGCCGTCCGTGTAGTAGGTGACGAGGAGCGGACCGTTCGTGTGCGCGTTGATCGCGGAGGCGCCGCACACGCCGGCGAACGTGCCGAGAGGGGTGGTGCCGCGGAGTGCCATGGCTCAGTTCTCCTTTCCGGCGGCCGCGTCGAGCTCCGCCTCGCGGAGAACGTCGAGCGCTTCCTTGGTCGTGATGCCCATGGTGTCGGCCAGCTGCGCGGCGCGCGTCATGAACGCGGCGCCCTCGTCGTCGCTGGTCCGGAGGTCGACCGGGTTGCCCGCGGGGATCCGCGAGACCGGCGCGACCACCTTGAGGTTCGGGAGGACGGTCTTCTCGAACGCGTCCGTGTCGGCCGCGGCGAGCGCGCGGAACGACTCGGCCGTGGCCGTCGTGAGCTTGCCCTCGCGCTTGCCCTGCTCGAGGAGCGTCTCGACGCGGGCGGCCTTCTCCTTGGCCGCGAAGGACGCGGTGACGATCTCCGTGGCCTTCTTCTCGGCCGCGGCGGCGAACTTGTCGAGCGCGGCGCCGAGGCGCTCATCGACGAGCGCGCTGAGGTCGGCCCCCTTGGGCTCGGGCTTGGGCTCGGGAGCCTTCGCCTTCAGCTGGGTGACGGCCTTCTCGATGTCTTCCTCGCTCGCGCCGTCCGCGAGACCGAGGAGCGTGGCCAGTTTCGTCATGTGGCGCTCCTTTCGTTCTCTCGCCGCATCGGGCGAGGGGTTGGGTTTCGCGGTCGCCGACGCGGCGACGCTCGCCATGCCGGTGATCGCGGGGATGTTCGTGACGGTGATCTCCAGCCAGCGCCGCGGCCGGATCGTTCCGTCCGCGTCACGCACGCTGAAGACGTGCGGCGAGATGTAGCGGCGCTTCCGGCTCTTGATGTCCGAGTAGCCGTCCGCCGTCCAGGCCGGGCGCGACGCCCAGATCCCGTTCGAGCGCAGCTCGATCGACGAGGGGTCGACCCAGCCCATCGCGCGCATCCCCTCGGTGGGGTCCTCGCCGTGCTCGGCGAGGAGCGCGATCTCGTTCCCGTCGCTCGCGAGAGCTTTCGCGTCCTCGAGGAGCGACTGCACCTCGGTGTCGCCGAGGTTCAGCTTCCGTCCGTCGCGCGCCTTGATCGCGCCGAGCTTGAAGAGCTGGATCGGTTTGCCAGGCACGAGACCGGCCTCGTTCGGCTGCGCCTCGAACGTCTCGAGCTCGATCGCGGCGCCGAAGGCGTCCGTGCCGTTCTCGTCGCTCACGCTCCAGCCTTCCGGGAGGAGCTTGTCCTCGCCGAGCGCGAGAGCGCGCTTCCTGATGTGTGCCTTCGCGGCCTCTGGGTTGGCCGCGCGCCCGATCGCGTGGATCGCGTTTTTGAGGTCCTCGACGGTCACGATCGGGAAGCTGCCGTCCGGCATCGCCACGCCGGACGCCGCGAGACGCTTGCGCTCCTCTTCGGTGAACGTCTTGAAGCGCTCGGCGGTCAGGCCGCGGCGCGCGGCCATCGCTTCGAACGCGTGCACCAGAACGCTGGGGTGCTGTTTCATGCAGCCCTCCTGAGGACGCCAGGCGCCAGCTCGAGCACCCGGTCCTGGTTGAAGCCCTCGGGGGGCCGTTCGAAGTCGTCGCCGCGCGCAACCTCGTAGCCGCCGTCCTCGAGGTCGTTCTGGTCGAGCTCGATGAGCCAGCAGCGGCAGTTGCTTGTGTAGACGTTTCCTGCCAAAATCCAGCCGTGAGAAGACTGAAGGTCGAAGACTGGAAGCGCAGAGACCGCCTCGTGATCGATGACAGCGAGCTCGTCAAGCGTTACCTGGCCGGGGAATCCGAGAAGGCTCTCGCGGACTCTCTCGGCATCAACCGCTGGAGCGTGACGCGCCGACTTCTGCGCGCCGGCGTAAAGCGCCGCGGGCGTCGTGAGGCCGAAATCGTGAAATGGTCCCGAATGAGCGCCGAGGCCCGCGAACGTCAGACTGTCGCCGCCCATGACGCCACGCGCGGTCGTGAGCGCTCGCTCGAAGAGGTCGCGCTGGGCGCGAAGACCATGTACGCCCGAGCGCGCCGCATCCATCGCGGCGAGAAGGAAGTCGCGGAGGCGCTCCGCGCGCGAGACCTTGCGATCGCGCAGCAGTTTCCCGTCGAGCGTTACAACCTCGATCTCGCCGTCCAAATACCGCCCGTCGCCATAGAGATCGTCGCGACGTGCTGGAACGTGAAGCAGATCGCCCATCAGGCGAAGCGCCTGCGCCGCCTCCTCGATCTGGGCTGGCACGTCCTGTACGTACTGGTGTGGCGGCGCGACCGCGGGCTCGTTCGCACGAAAGACACCGCGCACCGCTTTGCTCGCGCGTACCGGGTCAAGCCGATCTTCGACGCGGCCGGCGTGGCAGACGAGGCGATCGCCTACGTGCAGCAGGTGCGCCGGCACAAGCCCGCACTCCGTGGCCACCGGGTGATTGCGGGTAACGGTGAGCCGATTCCCGCCGGCGGTTTCCAGCTTGATGAGATCGCCGGAGTACCGAGCCGATGAGGCGCCGTCGAAAACACCCCGCACCGTCGTGTCGGCCGGGAAGCAGTTGAAGTCAGACGGCGGGAAGAGCGCGCGCGCGTCGGGGTCATTCTTCGAGAACACCATGCCGTCGAGCGCGGCGTGCTCTTCGCGCACGCGGTCATCGCCCACCGTCGCATAGAGGACGAACGGATCCGACTGGACCCGCGAGGGCGTGAACATCTGCGCGTAGCGGCCACCGGCGGCCATGCTCGCGGCCGCCATGCGGAAGACAAGCTCGGCGTACGAGTCGGTGAGAACGCCCGAGACGCCACCGGCGCCCGTCAGCGTCACGTCGCTCCCGAAGCGGGTGACGATCTCCTGGGCCTTCGGGAGCCAGCCGGCGAAGTCGAGGCCCGCGGCCGCGGCATCCTCGAGTGAGGCGTAGAGGGCAGCCGTGAAGCGCTGGTCCCACACCCCAGCCAGGAGGCCCGCGCGAGACTGCAGGCTCTGGCGGAGCTCGTCGAACTCGGCCGGCGTCAGGATGTTCTTCTGCGCCCACACGGCGAGCGCGTCATCGAGAAGCGGCCAGCCGGTCGACGCCTTCGGACGCGCGTCGAAACGGTGCGTGCGCACGAGGTGCAGCGCGCGGTGGAAGAGGGTCCCCGGCGGCCGAACGCGCGCCAGCGCGCTCACGCCTTGGCCTCCGCGTCGAACCCGTGCGCGAGCGCTTCGGCCAGGACGGCCGCGATCGCGTCCGCCGTCTCCTGCTTCCCTTCGTTCGCCATGCGCGCCTGGAGGCGCACGCGCGCGGCGAGGTGTCCGAGGTCCCCGCCGTCCTTCTGCACCTGCTCGATGAGATGCACGTACTTGGCGAGGAGCGGCGTGCCGGCGCCCTTCGAGGCGCGCGCAGCCATCGCGTCGATCTGCTTGTTCGCCTGCTCCGGCGTCTGCCGCTTGACGCGGAAGGCGAGGATGCGGGCCGCGGCCGCCACGACGGCGGCCTCGTCCTCAGGCGTCGGCGCGTTCGGAGCCTCACCCGGCATTCCAGGCTCTTCTTCGGCGTCCGCGTTCGCCGCGCCGAGAGTCGGTTCGCCCGGATCCGGGGTCGGGATGCTGCCCTTGTCGTGGACGTACGAGACGGGGATGGTGTCGACACCGGCCTTCCGGAGGTTCACGAGCGTCTCGGAGAACGTGAGGAGGTCATCGCCCTCGTCGATCCGGATCCGGAGCTCGGACGTGAAACGCGCCGCGACGTCGGGCCCGAAGCGCGCTGTGACGAGCGGCCGCATGATCTGCGAACGCACGACGCCGGCGATCTCCGTGGCGCGCGACGTCGCGAGGAGCACGGCCTCGTCCTGGTGCACGCCGGAGGTCGCGCGCGAGCCCGAGCCTTTCTGCACGTCCGTCGTCTGCGTCGCGCCGTTGATGACCTTCGACTCTTCGCGCGCGCAGTAATCGAGGAAGCGCTGGTGCTCGCTCTCCGAGCCGCCCGAGCGCTGGATCGCGCTGATGAAGTCGATCTTGTTGCCCTCGGGGAGAGCGGCCCAGCCCGCAACGCCGGCGTTCTCGAGGGCCGCAACGATTGTCGCCTTCGAGTCGTCGTTGCCCGTCTTGTACGTGCCCTGGCGGAACGGAATCCCGAAGAGCTGGACGTAGAGCGTCCACCACTTGAAGCCCTGGTTTCGGCCGATCCACGCCGGGATACAGCGCCGGAGAAGGCCCATCCGCGCGGGGTTGGGGTTCGTTCCGTCGGGCATGAAGAGGACGAGGCGCCCGTCGGCCATGAACGGTTCGACAGGCTCGAGGACGCCCTGGTCCTTCGTGACCTGCAGCCCGAGGTTCGTCGTCCCGGACCAGTAGCGGAAGCGCTGCGCGGGGATCTCGGTGATGGAGACGAGCTGGTCCCCGCCGGGCTTCGCCTGCACCTGCAGGCCCGCGAGTCCCTTCCAGAAGCCGCCACAGAGCGTCGCGATGACGCGGTCGAGCCGCACGTCGGGCGAGAAAAGCTGCTCCTGCAGGTAGCTCGCCACGTCGGCGGCCTGCTGGGCGTCGCGAGTCTTCGAATTCGAGAAGGTCCGGACGTTCGCCGGGTACGGCAGGATGTCCAGACGCGCGCCCGAGATCCGCCGCGTCGCCTTGGCGAGCTCGGCCTCGAGGTGCGCGTCGCGCACGCGCATCTCGTCGTAGAAGGCGAGGAGCCACCGCATGTCCCCGATCTCGGCGCGGTGGATGTAGCCAAGGAGGTCCTGCGGTGTGAACTCGCGCCCCGTCGAAACGAGGAGCCGGTCGACGAAGGACTTCTCGTAGAGCGGCGTATCGTTTGCGCCGTCGGGAGGCGGCGGGTTGATTGCGTTCACGATGCGCGACCAGAGGGAGGGGCGCGGCGTGCGGGTGGCTTCGCTCACAGCGCCGCCCACGCGGAGCCCCGCGGGTCGAAGTCG